AAAATCCAAGAAATAAATCACAAGCTCGTGACCGTCACCTACCACGACATCATTCAAGACGGCTCTTGGGACGGTCCCGAAAAAGTTCATTGTCCGACGATCACTAGCGTCGGCTGGCTGGTCGATAATTCCGATCCAGTCAAAATTGCCGGGACTCTCGACGACGAGAAAAAGCCCTGCGCAATTCTAGCGATCCCCCGAGGCTGCGTCCTCGCCATCAATGAGGTGTCTATTGAACACCCAAAGATCCCCGAAAACCTTTCTTGAAGTCCCAGGACTCTGCTCAACAATTATGAAGATACCCTCTGCCCCCCTGACGCCAGCCAATGAATTTCACAAGTCTCTTTTGCAGGCGTCGAACAAGGCCGAGGTGATCAACATCTTGCTAAAACGCGCAAGCCAGCACGGCTGGTTATCCGACATGCCAGACGGCTTATGGGACAAATTAGAGAGCGTTCGCCATCCGCGAAAACAATCGGCGTAACCGGCGAGCAGCTCTTCTCCTTTAGGGCTCTCGAAGAAGGGTTATTGCCAGCGGTCCCGATCGGCGACAACTGCCAGTACGATTTCCTGGTGGACAACGGCCAGCGGATCTCCAGGGTCCAGGTCAAGTCGTCCTCGCATCGCCAGGCCGGCCGCAACCAGGGCCGCTATGACTTCTTTCTGAAGCACTCCAAACAGAACAAGGTGTACTCGGCCGAGCAGCTCGACTTCTTCGCCCTGGTCGCGATCCCGCATCGTACTATCTATATAGTGCCTTACGAGGCACTGGCGAAGCTGACCAAGGTTGGCGTCTATCCGACCACCAAAAACACAAGATCCAAGATGGAACCTTACCGGGAAGCATGGTGCCTTCTGTAATTCCGTGTATAATTCGGCGCCTTGCAACAACGGGTTCAGAGATTTTGTCCCCCATTTTTGTCCCACACTTGGAATTTTGGAAAAGGAGAGACAGAAAAAAGTTAGTGTTTGCAACGAAATTAGACCGCGGGTCTGTAGCTCAGTTGGTTAGAGCGCACCCCTGATAAGTAGAATTTACCCCAGTAACGACGCCATTTTTGGCATACTTCCGCGGTTCCTTTCCGATCTATTCCGATTAAAACCGATCTATTCCGATCGTTTTGTCCCACATTTTGTCCCCCAAATTTTTAGTGTCACGCTCTGTCACGCTCTGTCACGTTTGTGTCACGCTCTAGGCAAAAAAAAAGCCCCCGCCGAAGCGGGGGCTCTTTTTGGCTACCTCTGCCGGATCGCGTTCCATTTACTCCCTTTGGGTGGGTAAAACGCGACCGCACTAATTATACATCTATGCTGCCTTGCGCAGCTCAACTACTTTTGCTTTTTCCTCGTTGAGCATCTTTTCCATCTCCAACCACTCGTAACCTTCCGGTGTGTGGAGATAGCCGAGGGTGGTCTCCAGCTTGGCATGGCCGGCCCACTTCATCACCAGGTGGATCGACACGCCGTTGTTGGCGGCCCGGCTTATGAAGGTATGGCGAAGGCTATGCAACGTGCCTCGCTTGATTCCAGCAGCCTCACGAGCTGCGTTGAACTTCTTGGTCCAAGTATCCTGATGCCACTTCGGAGCGAACAACTCACGATCTCCGCTCTTGGCTAGGATCTCGTCCCTGGCTGCCATAGCTTCGGCGTTCAACGGAATCGAGCGGGACTCGTTGTCCTTCACATTTACACCAATTGCAGGATCGTGCAGGACACGGACCTTTGCATATTTTGGTGTACGATCGACGGCAAAGGTCGGTAGTACCTCGATTTCGCTCCGGCGAAGCCCGGTATACGCAATGAACATCCAAAGCGCACCGTTCTCAGGATCAGCCGCTTTGATTCTCTCCAGCTCTTCTACACTGAAAATAACCTTCGAAGCTCTGGTTCTCTTTTTGACCTCAGTCATCTTGAGCACCAGGTTGGCTGCCGGTGAGGTCGGGCTCAGATTCCATCGACGCCCATCCTTCGCACCGCCAGTCCGAGCAGCTCGATATAGGGCGGCTTTGATGTCCTTCCACTCACCCCACAAGCTGTACTTCGAAATCGAGCTTCCTCGCTCAATCTCCCAATTGTTAAAAGCATTGTTCCAAGCATCGCAGGTTGCGTCGTCATCGGCGATCTTCAAAGGGCCGAAGTATTTGACGTTGCGCTCGATGTTGGCCTTGACGTTTACGTATGACGCCGGCATGGCGTGCTTCCGCCAGTCCAGATAACCGATAACGACTTTGCCGTTTTCATCCGTATAGCCGAACAAGAACTCGGAAAAGGTACGAACCTTTCTTTTGATTCCAACGTCCAGGTGCATACCGATCTTCCGCTCTTTTTCCCACGTTGACCGCTTGGCCTTGACTACTTCGGCCTGCGCTTTGGTGGTTCCGACCGGCAGATACTCCTTCTCTTTTTTACCATTGACACGCCAGACAACGATAAAGGCACCGCTCTTTTTTCTTTCAAGACTTGCCATTTCGCTCTCCCAGTTTGAATTCTAAAAGTTCGAGCAGGCCAAGCGGCATAGGGTTGAACCCTGGACCGCCTGGCGCCTGCCTCCAATGCTGAACTGTCACCAGTTCAACGTGAACGAGCTCCGCTACACGCGAGCTCGTCAGTCCATGCTTCTTGATCAGCGTGAGCAAACGCTTGTTGGTGTTACCCATTGAGTGCCTTCTCAATCAGCGGAACTGCTCGTTCAGCAGAGCGACAAATACTTCGACCGCCCTCATGGCGATACCAGTACTCACCGCTCCAGTGATCACGATCCGCATAAAAGATTGCATCATTCAACCACTCGTCTAATTCCCTTTGGTCGGCGTCGTAAATCACATAGCGACTGTTTTCATCAAGACGCTTGCCGCTTGGAATGTCGCGAGTGATCTCGTGATCTTCCGCAAACACTCGTGGAATTTTCACAATCATTTTGCGACCTCCTCTAAACGCCGAAGGTTTGCATAAAACAACCCCCACACCGCATCAACGCAATCGTCGTAATAACGATTATCGCTTTCGCCCCGAGGGCGTCTGCAACGGTTGGCCTCGATCCTTACAAGAAGGTTGTCGCGCTTTTCCACTAAATCAGATTTTGTCATTTCAAATCTCCATCTAAGGTTGATACTGGCAACCCCTCTCGCGAGAGAGGGGAAGCCGCTACCACCTCAGTCCGAAAACGAATCCAACCAGGCGTAGACGCGCTCGGCGTCTTCGCGCCCAACCGGACCAAGCGGTGGAAACTCACCGCCGGTGTCGCGTTTGAAATCGGCCCCAAAAACACGGGGGTCGTTTTCGTTGGACCACAAAACATCTCCCTCGGACCACTCGACTCGAAAGCCGTAGTCGTTGAGGATACGGATGCCGTGCTGGGCGTTCATCTTGTCCAGCCTGGCTTCCGCCAAAGGTACAAAATGTAAGTCACTCAAGGTGACCTCCTTCCGCGTTAGCGGACTAGGTTGATACTGAAAAACCGTGTGGCTTTTCGCTATCAACTTTGTTTTCCTGTTGCCCTTCGCGACGTCTCGGCGTTTTCTGAGGTCTTAGTCACCCATCTCCCCAGTCGGTAATCAGGCTTCCTTGGACTATCTTGGTTACCCCCGCTGACAGGACATATAGTATCAAATACTATATATAATAACAATAGGTATGTAACCCACTGAAAAGAAAGGAGAATAAACGGCTAGTTTTCGGTGTTTTTTGGGGCGGGCGCCAGTTGTTCGATCGCTCGAACCAGGTCGCTCTTTCGATAGAGCTGCTTGCCCATAAAGTGGATCGAGGAGATCCCATAATCGGCGCGGTTCTTAATGAAATGATCGTAAGACACGCCGCAAAAGTGAGCGGCTTCGCGCAGTGTCAGAAATTCTTTATCCGAGAACATGTTGAAGGTCTTCGAAAATCCATTCGAAGTGACAATCGGGTGAGTACACGCCAATAAACAATTTCGGAAAGTCGATCACCATTCGTTCGGCACGTTCGCCGGCCGGTATTGTTTTGATCTCGACCTGGCCGGTGGACTTGGTGAACTTGAATGCGTAAACCGAATCTCCAACTTCTTTGGCCCTCGCAAGAATGCGTTTCGCCTTTTGGTATTCAATATTTTTCGATCGAGGTTTCAATTGAGAATGATCTTGCTATCTTTATTTTCATCGGCTGCACGAAAGGCGCTCAAAAGTATCATGGCGTGACTTTCAATCATTTCCTCGTCGGCATGACCTGCTGCCAGGCACGCACCGGCACACATTAAGCACGCCGCGCTGAACGAAAAGAAAAGATTCAACGCTTCTTCAAAATCTTTCTCTTCGCGCATTTCCATCAGCATTACCATCAGCTTGTCGCGGATCGTTTCGATCTCCTGTAAACGTTGTTTGTCTCTGTCCATCAGAATTTGAGTTTGCGAGATTGTGCCAAGTGCTCAGTACACCAAATCTTATATGGGTGTCGTTTTTTTTCGCACCCTGGAAGTTCACACTTTTTGTTGGGATCGTATTTTTCAGCTTTAACGTCAGCCATGTTAATAGCACGAAGCCGTAATCTTTTTAGAAATTCTTTGTCCATTAGAAGGGGATCTCGTCATCAAAGGGAAGCTCTTCTTTCGTTGCCTTGGTTACCTTGGTAATCGAAGGCGAGAACTTCGCCAGGGTTTGCAGGATCAGGTCATCGTTATCGATGTGGTAATCGTTGATGTGCTGAAGGTCTTTCGATGTGAAGGCACGAGGCTTGGTTACCCAGGCGTTGTTCTCCGCATTGATGAACTCGTTGCCCTTGTCAGTCCGGTAATGAATCTGGTTGTTGGCCTCGTCGAGCAGGTGCGGATGAGCCCACGGAATCAGCTCAGGAATAAACAGGTGCTTGGAGCAGCCTTTCCGCTGGTCCTTGAGCGTCAAAGTATTTCCGTGGAATTCGCAGCGCCAGGCGCCGTGACCGACTGGCTTGCCCGGAGCGCCAGCGTTCTCGTCGAGCAGTGGGGTTGAGTGGGCGCAGGTCCGGCAGTTCACCTGGGCGGTCTTAGAGGCGCCATGACAGTGCTCTTGAAAGTTGCACCATTTGCACAGGTAATAGTCAGGCTTCTCAGAGACCCGCATCGGTGGCGTTTTTGATTCGATGATCTCCTTGGCTTTCTCGATTGCCCAGTCGAACACTTCCTTTTGGAATTCGGTTCGAACGCTCTGGATCTGCCGGCCGCCGGCTGATGCGACCGTCATGTAATGGCGCTTGATCGGCCCGTTCTTGATCAATCCCATGTAGAGCTGCGCCTGTATGAAGTAGATCCCGTTCCAGGCTTCGAGCGCAGATTTCTCTCCCAGATCGTCGATTTTCTTTTTGAGCTCACGGAACTTTTTCTCGCTGACCTGCTTGTGCTCCCACACATGCCAGGTCTTTGCCGCCTGGAACAATCCCAGGATGAC